GTATTGAATTACCATTTGAGGCTGAAATGAATCCTTATATTAATGTAGGTGTGGAGAATAGATACTTCTTTACACGTAAAGTCATGTTCATGAAATATTCTCAAGGATATGTAGTCTTTCCAGGCGGGCTCGGTACACTCGATGAGCTATTTGAAGCACTTACATTAATTCAATGTAGTCATATACAAACGCAACCAATTGTACTTGTAGGTAAGAAATACTGGGAAGGTCTTATGGATTGGTTAATGAATATGGTTAATGCATCTGGTAGAATGAGCTTGAAAGACTTTGATTTATTCAGAATCGTGGATTCTGCTGAAGAAGCTGCTGAAAAGATTAATGAATATCATGATAAATTCAATCCGGAAAGTAGCGTAAACTTTTAATCTATGAAATTTAGGAGGCTTACAGATTCAGTGCAAATAAATCTAGGTGAATATTTAAAAAAATATATAGACGAAGTGGGTGCTGAAAATGTTAGACTTTATATTGGTTGTGATAGCCAAAATAAAAAGTCATGGACAAGTTACGCAACTACGGTAGTTATACATATTGGCAACACGGGTTGTCATGTACTCTATCAACGTGAGCGTATATCACCTAGAATAAATGACTTCTGGACCAGGCTATGGAGAGAAGTTGAACGTTCGGTTGAAGTTGCACTATACCTACAAGAATACAATATAATTGTAGACAATATAGATTTAGACCTAAACTCAGACCCTAATATGAAATCACATAAGTTGGTTTCAGCAGCTCGTGGTTATGTTGAGTCATTAGGTATTAAGGCTAATATTAAACCTGAATTATTACCAGCTATTTGCGCTGCTGATAATATAGTTAAATAAATAAACATAATCGGCTTTCGCCATATAATAATAAAATAAATTAAGCACATATATGAATCCAGATCCTTACGATAATAATAGTGGTAAAAAACCAATTAAAAAATTAGGTAAGACTCCATTTATTGATCAGTTTGGTGAAGACTTAACGGAACTTGCAAAGAACGGTAAATTAGACCGCATCATTGGACGTGACGCTGAAATTCTTCGCATTTGTCAAATTCTTGCACGTCGCAAGAAAAACAACCCAATCATCTTAGGTGAACCTGGTGTTGGTAAAACCGCTATTGTGGAAGCTATAGCTCAACGTATTATTGAAGGTAAAGTTGCGCGCACCCTTATTGGTAAGCGCCTTGTATCTCTTAATATGACAATCATTGTTGCAGGTACTAAATACCGTGGTGAGTTTGAAGAGCGCATGAAAAACATCGTTGATGAACTTAAGGCTAATCCTAACATTATTTGTTTCATCGATGAAATTCACACAATCGTTGGTGCAGGTGGTGTTTCAGGTTCATTAGATGCTTCGAACATTCTTAAGCCGGCTTTAGCACGTGGTCAAGTACAATGTATTGGCGCAACTACTCTTGACGAGTACCGTGAGAATATTGAAGATGATGGTGCACTTACACGTCGCTTCCAAGAAGTATTCATTGAATCACCTTCTGTTGAAGACACTATTGAAATTCTAAAACGCATTAAAGACAAGTATGAAGACCACCATGCGGTTGAGTACACTGAGGATGCCATTGAAGCATGTGCTAAGCTAACTGACCGTTATATTACCTCACGTGAATTACCGGACAAGGCAATTGACTTAATGGATGAAGCTGGTGCTAAATTACACTTAGAAGAAGTTAAGGTCCCTAATTCTATTAAGAAGATTGAAATTACTGCAGAAGAACTAAAAGAAAAGAAACTTAACAGTGTTAAAGAACAGGACTACGAAAAAGCAGCAACATTTCGTGACAAAGAAATGACAAAGCGTAAAGAGCTTGATAGTGCTATTGTAGCTTGGGAAAAGTCGCTGAATGAGAATCGCAAAAAAGTTACATTCGATATTATTGCAGAAACACTATCACAACAAACTGGAATTCCACTTTCACGCCTTTCGGGCGATGAGCATAAAATGATTAAGCAATTAGGTATTGAACTTAAAAAGCAAATTATTGGACAAGACCAAGCCGTTGAAGTATTATCAAATGTTATTAAGCGCTCACGTGCTGGTGTATCATCTTATAAGAAACCAATTGGTTCGTTTATGTTCTTAGGACCAACCGGTGTTGGTAAAACTGAAACGGTTAAAGCACTTACACGCTATATGTTTGGTACTGAAGATAGCATGATTAGAATTGATATGTCTGAATACCAAGAAAAACACAATGTTGCACGCTTAACCGGTGCGCCTCCGGGATATGTTGGGTTTGAAGATGGTGGCCAATTAACTGAGGCTGTGAGACGCAAGCCTTATTCTGTAGTCTTGTTTGATGAAATTGAGAAAGCTCACCCAGACACGTTTAATATACTTCTACAGGTACTTGATGATGGTCGCTTAACGGATTCTTTAGGTAGAGTTGTAGATTTCACAAATACTATTATTGTAATGACATCAAACGTAGGTGCTAAGAAAGCTGCTGAGTTTGGTTCAGGTATTGGATTCTCAAGTAAATCATCTATTGCATCTGATACTGCAAAAATTGAATCAATCATTGATAAAGAACTTAAGAATAAGTTTACACCTGAGTTTTTAAATAGACTTGACGAAACTGTTTTGTTTAATCAACTTTCAAGTGAAGATATGATTAAGATTGTAGATATCGAATTAGACCAAGTTAACGAAAGAATGCTTGAGCAAGATATTGAACTTAAATTCACTAAGGTTGCCAAGGAGTTTCTAATGACTGAGGGATATGACCCAGCATACGGTGCACGTCCTCTTAAAAGGGCAGTGCAGAAGTACGTTGAAGATATTGTAGCAGATGGTATTTTAGATGGTAAAATTCTTAGTGGAAACACATATACTATCACATATAAGAAAGGTTCTGATAAACTTTTTGTAAAATAATCATATAATAAGTGATTATAATAACAACACAATATGTTTAACGATACATTCAAAAAAATTATTAAAGATATCAAACAAGATGGTCAACTCTCTCAACCTCGCGATATGCAGGTTAGAGAGTTAACTATTGACCAGCGAGAGTTTGACCCTAAATTCACAATTGCAGATTTCAAATCACGCGCATTTAATTACAAGTACTTTGCAGGCGAACTTGCGTGGTACCTAATGAAAGACCGTGACATTGATTACATCTCAAAGTTCTCAGGCTTCTGGAAACACATCACAAACCCAGACACTAACGAAATTAATTCAAACTATGGTTCACTAATTTTCAATGACCAACTACAATGGGTTATTGATTCACTTAAAGCTGATAAGAATACACGTCAAGCGATTGCATTCTTAAATCAACCTAAGTACCAATTTGAAGGTAATAAAGATTTCGTATGTACAATGTATCTTAATTTCTTTATTCGCAATAACAAGTTAAATATGAAAGTGCAAATGCGCTCAAATGATATCTTTTATGGATTGACATTTGATGCACCTTTCTTTTCTTTTGTATACCAGCATGTTCTTATGGAACTACAGGTAAATTATCCAAATCTAGACTTTGGTACTTATTACCATTGTGCTGATAATATTCACTTCTATGAGCGTCACTTTGAATTAGCTGATAAGATTTTAGATGAAGGTCGATATGATATTAACCCAACAGAGGTTAGAGTTAAATTGCCGTTATTCAAAATAGAAAATGGTGAATGTATTATAACACACGTTGGCAATGAATACATTAAAGAAGTAAACGCTTTAGTTGAAGCTGAAGCAACGCAAGAACAATATAAAGAATTATTATACAAATACGTACTAGCATAATGGAACCAGAATTTTATACAGACAATTGGGAAGATGATAGTCATATCCCACGAATTGAAATAGAAGATTTTCAAACTATCAAGGATGTTGAATTAGAACTAGTAACTAACCACGACGTATTTTATCGCAGAATTATAACATATGTAATTGACGTAATTGAGAATAAATTACCAGCCGACGAACCTCTTGCTATTTTAATAGATGAAAACGGCATGGAGTATGATATGGACCTACCAGTTGATGGCTTTATTAAATCACTTACAAAATGCATGGAATATTTTACTACAATAGAAGAATATGAAACATGTACCCTAATTAAAGACTTAATTAAAATAACCGAACAAGGATTATAATATGAACTACGGAAACGAATTTAAAAAATACGCGATGAGTGACTTCAACCTCAGCTCATCAAACATGGACTACTACCAAAAGCAAATCGAAGGTTCTATGACACCTTACATTCTTGAAGAGCGTGAAATGAGAATGACACAGATGGATATCTTCTCTAGATTGATGCGTGATCGCATTCTTTGGGTTGCAGGTCCTGTAAATGATAACATGTCAACTGTTGTACAGGCTCAACTTATGTTCTTAGACAACGCCAGTAAAGATGACATTACGATGCACATTGATTCACCGGGTGGTTCTGTTAAATCAGGTCTATCAATGGTTGACGTTATGGAATACATCCCAACAGATATTCGCACGGTCAACACTGGAATGGCGGCTTCTATGGGCTCTGTGCTTTTAGGTGCGGGTACCAAAGGAAAGCGTGCATCACTAAGACACTCTCGTACTATGTTACACCAATCTTCTGGTGGGTTCTCTGGAAACATTCAAGATGCTGAAGTAGATTGGAAAGAATGGCAAAAGATTAACAAAGAATTGTTTATCTTATTAGGTGAGTATTGTGGTAAGACTGCTGCAAAAGTTGCAAAGGATGCTACTCGTGATTTCTGGTTGACCGCAGATGAAGCGTTGAATTACGGTATTATTGATGAAGTTATTAGACGATAAAATATTAAACTCTAAACATTAAAAGACCCGAGGCATTTGTCTTGGGTCTTTTATATTGAAACAATAACATATTATAAGCGTATAATAATAAAATAATAACACATGAATATATTAGAAGAAGCTAACAAGATTATCAATCAACGTTCTGAAGAGAAAGAACGTATGTATGGACCCTTTGAAGATGGTATGGACCGTGCAGCTATGATTGCATCAGGAATGACCGGTAAAGATTTTACAGGTGCTGATATGTACGCGGCATTGATTGCTCTCAAGTTTAGCCGTCACTCTTATAATTATAAAGAAGATAACCTACTTGACGCCGCAGCTTATATTGGTGGACTTGATAATTACATCAAGAAAAATGGCTATAATGATTACGGTGCTGATAATACAGCAACTGAAGAATAATGAGTAAGGGTCCGTTTTCATATAGCGGAAATAAAACCAGGATTTACAATGCGTATCTTAAACCTATTATGCGAAAGTACAATAGGATTCATGAACCCTTTGTAGGTTCTGGTGTTTGTATGTACAATGCTAATAATGGTGGAATGTCAACTGATGTTGACCCCGCCGTTGTTGCAATGCACAACGCGCTTTTAGACAGCGAATTACCCAATAGAATGCAAGCCTGTTACAATAAGTTTTTTGCAACAGGTCATACTAAAGAATCGTACAACACCTTGCGAGAAGCGTTTAATACTGACTGGATGCTTAATGGTATCACACCTAAAAATGTACACCAGCTTTATGTCTTAGCCCAAATCTCTTTCAATTCGCTTATAAGGTTTAGTAAAAATGGTTTCAATGTACCGTTTGGTGAAAAGCCATTAGATATAGAGCGTATCAAATTGCACGTTACAATATACAAGACTAAAGATATTCAAGTTACACTATCAGGATATAATACTATAGACCTTAATAAGGTTGACAAAGATAGAGATATTATTTATCTAGACCCGCCTTATATTGCAAGTAAGTTTCAATATGGTGGTTGGGGTAAAAAAGATGAAAAGGAACTCTTGGATTTTATAACTAAATTAGACCAGCTTGGTTATAACTTTATTTTATCAAACACGTTTTCACATAAGGGTGAGATTAACACAGCACTTATAGACTGGGCAAAAGACTACAATGCATACTTGATTGACATGAGCTACAACGCGTGGTCTGCTCGTGTTACTTCTGTAGAGCGAGAAGACCAAACCGTTGAAGTACTTATTACAAACTTACAAGACGGTTTTAATGATCTTGCAAACGCGAATGCAAATAAATTATCAACAACTGAACTTTTTTAGTTTTATATTTTTTTATGTCAAATCTTTTTTGTATATTTACAACATGTCAGAAGAACTAATGGTAATGCAGGTACAGTACGACGATGCTGTCAATGCTGGAAATACTAAAGAAGCTAAAGAGCTTCTTAAAATTATTAATGGTATGCAACACACACATACTAAAGGTAAATATAAATACAATGATTAAAATAACGGGTAAACGTACACATAAAACTGCTATTAACAAAAAGGTTAAAGCGATTGCAGATGCACTTGGTATTACATGTGATGTTAACGTTTATTTTATGGACCATACGTCACCTGATAAGTATGGGTTTGCCGCTGAAATAATGGGTAGTCAATACGTTTGTATTTTTAAAGACTGTCCAGAAGATAAACTCGGTGACGTTATTTCACATGAAATGGTACATATATTACAAACTTTAAGAGGTGATCTTAAACATGATTATATGAATCGTACTTTTTATTGGAAGGGTGAAAAATGGGACAATGAAAGATGTGAGTCTGTTAACTATTATGATAGACCTTGGGAAGCTGAAGCAAAAAAACTTGAAAAAAAGTTAGCCGAAAACTTTTTTATGTCAAATTAATTGCCTATATTTACATAGTAATCAGTTGAGAATATATAATTAAAATAAATCAAAAGACAATGGCAAAGAAAAAGATTTCAGACGCAGACTTAATCGACGCACTAGAAGGACTAGATACGACGTATGACCGTCTAAGTACAGATGGTCAAAAGACAATGGATGCATTTTTTACAAAAGCAGAAAAGTCAATTAATCAAAGAGACTTAGATAAGTTTATTAAAGACTTAGAGTATGATGTACAACGCATGAATTCAGACGGTGTATATTACTATGAAATTCTTAAAAACGCAAAGTTATAATATTAGGACCTTAGGGTCCTTTTATTATTTTGAAAATAATTTGAAAATAATTGGCTAAAAGTTTTTTTATGTCGTAAACTTTGCCTATATTTATAGTATAACAATGAGACAATGCTGTCTCTCTTAATTTAATTAACAAACATGGTAACATTATCAGACAACGCAATCCAATCGCGCAAGTTGGAAACATTAAACGCACAAGCACTACGCAGAACAGTAGCAGCTCGTGAAATTGAAGTTATTGACGAGAAGACAATCTTCTACAATGGCTCTCAAATCAGAATTACTAGTGAGGCTTTTAAATCACTAATGAAAATGACGGGAATGAGTCAAACATTCATTAAGAAGTTTGAACAACTCTTCAACCCTAAAGCTAAGGCGCAATTCATTAATACAATGAAAAACGCAATGGCTTCTAACGCAGGTAGTATGCCAAACATTACAATGGTACTTAATCCTGTTAACAAAGTAATTGTTGCATTCACAAAAGATGCTTCAGAACTTATTTCTAACTCAAACTTTGTTGAGAATGCAGAACGTATTCTTAATGGTGGTAACTTTGGTGTTACAAACTGGACGACAGACCCAACTACGGGTATTGTAACTCTTAACGCCATTAAAGAAGGTGCAACATTCTCAGTTGCAGGTGATGAGAAAGATGTATTTACTGCGGGTATTACAATGAAGAACTCACCTATTACTGGATTTCAAGTTTCACCTTACGTAAATCGTCTTTGGTGTACTAATGGTCTTACTACCGCACTCGCACAAGACAAGTACAATATGACAAACCTAAGTGAAAAATCGCTTACTCAATTCAACGAGTACATTCAAGGACTCACACGTCGCAACTTTGTGCCTGCTGAATTTAATG